CAAAGTTCGCATTGTGTCAGGGTCATATCGTAAACAAGCAGTAAGCAATCAAGTTTTTACTCTTGTCAAGGGTTACCAAGTTGGTGCTAAAGGTGGTTTTGTGACAGTAAAGAATGAAGGTCAGTTTAATATTAATATTGATGAGGTGCGTGTGTTAGTAGAAGATATGAATAAAATTGAATTTGTAGAAGGTGATACTACACCCATAGTAGCACAAGCACCAGTTACTACACCTGTAGAAACTGATGAACAGGCAATGGATCGTATTGCATCACGTTTTGCTATTCTAGATGAAATGTCAAAGGCATGTATCAATACTGATATTCGTGCTATGATTGTTTCAGGCCCTCCAGGGGTAGGTAAGAGTTATGGTGTCGAACAACAAATGGAAAAAGCAAGTTTGTTTGACAAAATTGCAGGCAAGAAAACACGATTCAATATCGTAAAAGGTGCTATGTCAGGCATTGGCTTGTTTGCAACATTGTACAAATATAGTGATGCTAAAAACGTTTTAGTGTTTGACGATTGTGATGTGTGGGAAGACCCTGATGCATTGAATGTACTTAAAGGTGCATTAGATTCAGGCAAAACACGTAGAATTAGTTGGAACAAAGATTCACGTATTTTGCGTGAAGAAGGTATCCCTAATACTTTCAATTTCAATGGCTCTGTAATCTTTATTACAAACTTGAATTTCAACGACAAACGTAGCAATAAAATCAAGGCCCACTTAGATGCGTTACAAAGTCGCTGTCACTATCTTGACTTGACAGTTAATAGTGAGCGTGACAAAATGTTGCGTATTAAACAAGTACACCGTGATAGTGATTTGTTTGCACGTTATGAGTTTGAGCAAGGTGTTGCTGATTCTATTTTTGACTTTATGTGGGAACACAAGTCAAACTTGCGTGAAATCAGTTTGCGTATGTGTTTGAAGATTGCCGATTTAGTTAAGATTAGTCCAACTAATTGGAGAGAGTTTGCGAAAGCAACGTGTGTGAAGCCTACGTAACGGCTTCTAATAGAACTTTCAGGGGACCTTGTGTCCCCTTTTTTTACCTATCTACTTGAGTTTTCCCTTCGATAAGTATATAATAATAGGATGCAAGTATTGAAGCCTAAAACTAAGGAACAACTAATACATTATCTAGTGACTAATATTAGTTTAGGTACCTACGATAAAAAGTTTTTAAGCAATATTTACGAAACCAATAAACCATTGACTACCAATCAAAATGAGTTGTTAGACAAAATCATATTACGATATAATAAACAGTTTGCAAAAAAAGAATTGATAGCAACAGAATTAATCAACTTGCCATGGACACGTCCTCTTATTGTTAGTAGTCCACATTATACAGAGGCACATATATCTACCGAAGATGATACTATTTGTATAAGAACTCCTTATAAGAAAGATTATATATTAAAACTCAAGGATTCAAAATATCCTATAGTGTGGGATAGAGAAAAACGTGTTTGGTATACTGACTATTGTGCAACTACATTAAAATATATAATTGAACAAACCGAAGGTCATTTTAAGACAGTAAACTATAGCAATGATATAAAAGAACTTATAGATCATTTGATAGAGTATGAGAACTATAAATACTGGGATCCAACATTAGCATATATCAATAACAGGTACTATTTGGTGTCTAGTAATGAATACTTGTATGATGCAGTTAGTAATTTGTTAGAATCTATAAACCTATATACACTTTCTAAACTAGTTAGATGTGGCGTTAAGATAGATGATAGTGTGGTAAATAATTTACCTTATCACAGAGAGTTAATTACCTTTGCGATAGAAACACAACCTACACTAGAGGCTGATGATATAACTCTCCTTGTAGAATATCTAGCAAAAATTGAATGTGATTTGATTGTAGTGTATAATTCTGCATACTTTGCAAAGTTCCTAACATCAGAACTAGCCGATATGCTAGTAGATAATAATATCAAACTAATGATTGTTGATAGATATCAAACATATGATATTAAAGAAATTAACAAGTACAGGTGTACTGTATTCTTAACCAATAATATGAGAACTGATAGCATCACTAGTATTTTCACAGACAAGATAATTCACCTAGTGAATAGTAAAATACCACAACAAGTAAAGTTAATGTATGAAGCAATGTAAATTAATAATTAAGGATGAGGTCAATGTAAAGATTGAAGGATTAGATTTGCCCGATCGTAAAGCATTGATGAAGAAATTTGAGTATGAAAAGCCAGGTGCAAGGTATCTGCCAAGTGTCCGTCTTGGTCGTTGGAATGGTAAAATCAGTTTCTTTAGTCTAGGTGGTAGTAGTTACGTTAATCTACTACCTGAGATTCTTACTTACTTAGAACAAGTAGGTTATGATATTGAACTAGATGACCTTAGAACATATAGTACTGTGTTTCAATTTGACCAAGTTACTGAACAAACATTCGCACATAAGGTGTGGCCAGCAAAACATCCAATGGAGGGTAAACCCGTTGTACTGCGTGATTATCAAATTGAAATTATCAATCAGTTTTTAGCCAACCCACAGTCAATACAAGAGATTGCTACTGGTGCAGGTAAAACATTAATCACTGCAGCACTATCAAACAGTATTGAAAATTATGGACGCAGTATTGTTATCGTACCTAATAAAAGTCTAGTCACACAAACAGAAGCCGATTATATAAATTTAGGGTTAGACGTTGGTGTATACTATGGTGATAGAAAAGAATATGGCAAAACACATACAATTTGTACATGGCAAAGTCTTGGTAACATGCTTAAAAATACTAAGTCAGGTGAGGCAGAAGTATCTATAGGTGAGTTTATTGAGGGTGTTGTTTGTATTATGGTTGATGAGGTACACATGGCAAAGGCAGAAGTATTAAAAGAATTGTTAACTGGAGTAATGAGTCATATTCCTATTCGTTGGGGATTAACAGGAACGATTCCTAAAGCAATTTTTGAAGCACAGGCATTGTATATTTCATTAGGTAATGTAACTAATAAATTGGCAGCAAGCACTTTGCAAGATATGGGTGTTCTTGCTCAATGTCATGTTAATATATTACAACTGATAGATGATGTAGACTTCACTAATTATCAAAGCGAACTAAAACATTTGTTAGAGGATACATATAGACTGGATGCAATCGCACAAAAAATATTAGAAATAAGTCAGTCTGGTAATACACTTATTTTAGTTGATAGAGTTAATGCAGGGAAAGAGTTAGTAAGTAGAATGCCTGATAGTGTTTTAGTATCAGGCAATACAGACATGACAGAACGTAAGGAACAATATGATGAAATCGCAACCAGCACAAACAAAGTTATCGTGGCTACATATGGTGTGGCGGCAGTTGGAATTAATATTCCTAGGATCTTTAATTTGGTTCTTATTGAACCTGGCAAGAGTTTTGTTAGAGTCATCCAGAGTATTGGTCGAGGTATCCGAAAGGCTGAGGATAAGGATCACGTACAAATCTGGGACATAACTAGTACATGCAGATTTGCCAAACGTCATTTGACACAACGCAAGGCATTTTACAGAGAGGCTAACTACCCATTTGATTTAGAAAAGTTGACATACAAATAAGAAAGTGTTATAATAACAACATGCGTATATTAAATTTAGAAAACAACGAATATTACAACCTAGAAACATTACCAGAGGAAATTGATGATTTGCGATTTGCAATACTTGATAACAGTAATCCTTCGAACGTTGATTACCATTATATACCGTTAATCTTTTTAGAGAGTTTTAATAGTCCTGCACTAGTGTTAAAAATTGGTGAGAAGATATTAAAGATGCCCATTGATTGGCAAGTATTAATCGGTGAACCTGAGATAGGTGATTTAGAAACACTACCGTTAACAAGCGTAAATGACAGGGGATTTAAAGTATTTGAATTTAATCCATTGAGTAGTTTCAGACCTAGCTTCTTAGACATAGAGATTGTGAACATATACCATGATGTAACTTGGTATGCACCTCGATTAAAGAATGGTCAGTTTTTATGTGTACCCTTAGATGATAGTCCTAAACCCCGATGTGTTTACTTTGTAAAAGAAATCAGTCGTAATTGTGAAATCGTAGATTATAATCAGGCATTCTAATGGCAAAAGAAAAAGTATCAACTGATGAAAAGTTTCAGAAACAAGACTTAGACTTGTTTGAAACATTATTGGCTATTGATAAAAAAGACTATGGATATTATGATAGACTAAGCGAAGAACAAAAGAAAAAGTTTGTACCCTATATGATGACACATTGGGTAAGCACGGTGAAAAGTTCAAGTGATGTGCAAGGCTTTTATGTAATGTCAACTGATGGTGCAGTAAATAAACATTTGTTTAACGAACATGTACAACGTCATCCTAAACTACAATGGTTAATGTTTTGTGCTGCAAGTCTAGGTGCAGGTAAACAATATCATCAATGGATACCTCATCTTAAGATAGGTGTCACCAGTCTGCGTGATAATGCAAAGATTAGTGATGTCATTGACTACTTTACAAAGATATATCCTAAGTATAGTTCAGAAGATATTATGACAATGAGCGAAGCATATGTATTAGAACATAAAAAAATGCATTTCTTAGCAAAGACTTATCCCAATTTGAAGTATAGCGATATTAAAACATTAGCAAGTGTAATTACTGAGGCAGATATAGAAAAGTATGAAAAAGAAAGCGGTAATTGAACAATCAGTGAAATATGGTTGTGAATTTTGTAAGCGTGAATTTGTTCGTGAAAAAACATTGTTCAGTCATATTTGTGAATATAAACAACGATGGCTACATCGTGACCATACAGGTAACCGATTAGGATTTCAAAGTTGGTTGCAATTTTATAGTAAGCATAGTGCAAGCAAAACTAAAAACAAAACATATGAAGAATTTATCCGCAATCCTTATTATGTATTGTTTGTAAAATTCGGTAGTTATTGTGTAGACGTTAATGTAGTAAATCCCAGTAGATATATTGATTGGTTGTTAAAAGACAATATTAAAATAGATAATTGGATTAGTGATAGTAACTACACAAAATATCTATGTGAATATTTACGAACAGAAGATGCGTTTGATGCTATCCATCGTAGTGTGAGTTATTGTATAGAATTAGCAGATGGTGAAGGTATACAACCTAGTGATGTGTTACGTTATGCTAATCCAAATCGCATATGTCATGCTATAACTTTGGGTAAATTAAGCCCATGGATGTTATATTGTAGTGATAGCGGTAGCCGTTTCTTAGAGACATTAAATACAGACCATGCTAAAATAGTCATTGATTATATAAATCCAGAACAATGGGCATTAAAGTTTCATCGTGAACCAGAACTTAAAACACAAATCACAGATACCCTTAAACAAGCAGGGTACTAAAATAACACTTGCATGGACCAAAGGTCGTGATAGTATCCCTATATGGGATGAAATATGTATATGGACTATTGAGAAGTTTGGCTTGCCAGGTCATAAGTTTACATGGCATCCTACAGAAGATTATATGGTATTTGAGTTTGTAGATGACCGTGACGCTATTCATTTTATGTTGAGATGGTCATGATGTATATTACTGAAAGAACAGGTACAATCAAGTTTCCATACGATCCTGAACTACTTGAGTGGCTACAAGAACATTATCCTTATTCAAAATATCATGCTAAAGAAACGACAACTAACTAATAAACTACAAAGTACTAATGGTGGTTGGGCGACAATTCGTTCAGTTAAGTACAAAGGTGTAGGTCATGCATATGGTATAGAGTATCATCAAGTATTTCCCATAGTACAAATGGGTGAATGGCAAGAAATGCTAGCCTGGTGTGTTGATACTTTTGGATATAGTGGTACAGAAGATAATCCCGGTGTATGGTCACACGACCAACGCTGGTATGCAAACAATAATATGCTTTGGTTCAAAGATATAAAAGACAGTGAATGGTTCTTATTAAGATGGCAGTAAAATCAAGAGTAAGATTAGGACGGCATCTAAGACCAATTGAAGAACAATGGTTGGTGCAGAAAGTGGGACCTAGATTACATTATTTTCCTAAGAGCATCGGCGGTGTTGGCTGGCTTGCAAAGTGCGAAGAAGAAAAAATGACTAGTCATACCGGTGTAGTTGGGAGAAGATTAGTATGGTACGTAGAATTTGAAGATGATAAGTTAGCAAGTTACTTTGCATTAAAATTCTTATGACAAAAAGAATAACAATGGAAGATATGGGTCCTAACAAAGCACTAGAGATAGTACAAGAATTAAGAAGTAATGGTTATGTTCAAGGCACACATTTTGATTTTGAATATATACCACCGAAGTCAGATCCAATATCAGGGCATTGGGTTGATAGTAAAAGATATACTATCTTTACATTCTATGTAGATAGTTTGGCAACTTGGTTCACATTAAAATACGGATAAATTATGGCAATAGGAATTAGTACAGGTACATTCAG